GTAGCTACTACAGCACCCGGCTGTCGCTCAAAGAACGTACCCGCAAACTGCGGGGTAAACTTCCTAAGAATAAGATACCCTTTATCCTTTAAGCCTCCCATCAGTGCGCTACTTTGCTCACTTACCAAATCCCCATTAGCCAATGCAGGTACTTCTAGCTCTGTGCCATTTGACACATTAAACGCCCTTGGCCATCCAATGCTCTGTTGTACACTTGAGAAAGACAGTATCCCCAACGCTGCTCCCAACGCAGATACTGTTACACCTCCCGCAGTGTATAAGGCTAATCCGGCTGCTCCTCCATCCTGGCCAATCACAACAGATACCTTGGAAGCAGATAATGTACGTAAATCTGTCTCAGCACCCCAATTTACAACCGCAGCCATGTTCTCGGCTAAAATAGCTACTAGTCTCCCGCCTGTACCATCAACAGTATCAATAACTGTTTGTAATGCGGTAGGAGAAGTACCATCCCATGTTGCCAGAGAATAGATTCCCACTTGACGTATTCTCCCGGCAGCCTGGCTTTGTAAATCTTCAAGCTCTGTGAAGTCATACACTCCTGGAGGGATCGCATAATACCCAATGTATATCTCTCCTTCAGAATTATTTCTAAAGAATTCGCTTACGTGATACCACTCTTCCTCATGGCCAACTGAGGCTGCTAACAGCCCTAATTGCTCCGCTTCGTCAAGTGTGTACACCAGCTTTACGTTATCTGTAGATAGGGTCCATCCTGCTGGTGGTGTGTCATTGAAAAATATGATACCACTAACCTTATCTTCGTTGGCTGCTCTGCGGCCTAGCCCGTCACGTCCAACATTAAAAGTTACTTTAGATAGTCCCATTCTACTTTAGTTTAACGTCAAAGTATTTCAAACCAAATTTCTCAGCAGTCTTCACCGCCAGATTTCTATGAACGCCGTAGAAAACTTGCTTGTTTTCTAAGACAACATAATCCAGCACTGAAGGCTTCTTAAAACCCTCTTCCACCCATTCAACGGCTTCATCGAGAGTACTGATGGTAGGCTTTGGCTCGGAAGACACTACTGCCTTCTTTGTTTCAGTACCTACATCAGTTTTAAGTGCCCTTTTCTTCTTTTGGGCCATTATTAGGTAGTTTCAATTAACTGATAAATCCCTACATTATCATTTCTTGCAGCCAGTGCGCCAAAACGAACAGCAGCAGAGAAAATACTACCGTAATACGCAGGATTATCTATATCCAAGAAAGTTTTAATAGAACCATTTGCTCTACGAACAAAACTAGGATGCCAGATAAATCCTCCGGCTAAGTCTGTTGCAGCAGTAGCAGCAGCAGGGTCTTTAATAGCATAAGTAGAGGTAGCATGCTGTGTCACATACGTTCTTGTCATCACATCAAAACCAAAGATTCTACCAACCCAACCATCAGGAATATTTGACTTGCCATAAGCATCCATTCGGGTGAACTCATCCAACAACAGGATATCATTCATCATACTGGAAGGAAGCAACATTTTCCTATTTTCCTGTGGTACATTATCCTTATCCATAAGGAGTTTTACAGCAAGAATATCCGCTTTAACCAGCACTTTAGCTGTGGTTACTGTTGATCCACGGGCATCAGAAGCTCTTGTAGCAGTTCCGGTTGTTAATCTATGCTTACCTGTCGCAGCTACAACACCCAATGCCCAACCATACGCACAACGATCACCTTTTGTATCTTTGATAGTCTCGCTATGCTGAGTAGTAATGGACTGTCGTTTTGCGTAGTTTACGATCAACTCTTCAGAGAACTGAAGATGTGTTGGATCAGTAGAAAGTTCTTCCAGAACGTACTGAGTCGCAGCGTCAGTACGCTGAGAGATAGTGCCTGGAAAAGAAGATCGGTCGATAGCAATATCAGGGTCTGTACCAGCATGTGGTAGTTCCACTGAATTGTTATTTACGAATGCGTCATCATTTTTTGCGTATTGCATGAAGGAATTATCCAACCGCAATGCCTCTGTTATGTCAGAGTGAAAATATCTGGTTACTAATTCTGCAGCCATTTCTTTATGTATTTATTTTAATTTAATTAGTTAAGCTGCATCAACAATCTTTACCCAATCGGAAAAATTGACCAATGCAGTACCGTTATAATATAATTCGATGATATCCTCATCACTTGCAACACCAGTAAGATCAGCAGCAGAAGCTGCAAACCCGGTTCCAAGTGTAATATCCCGTCCCGTTGTATCTTGTACAACATGAATAATCACTCTTGCCCCTGTGTTATAGTTCTGATCAAAGGTCAAGTTCAGTGTTATAGCCCCTGTCATAGTTGACAGTCCCAAAACTGTTAAATTATCAGACACCGTAACAGCTTTCGTGCCAGTACCAACAATTGCCTGGACATCTGCTGCCCCAAAAGGAAATTTTGTATCGCCCATCTACGTAGTGCTTAATTTTGCTTCGTACAAATTCCACAATCTCTCGAACTCATCTTTGTCATCTTCCTCTAACTTAATAAGTTTTTTTGCTCCTTCCGGGGAACGCACCCAATTTACGATATCATCTTCCGGTTTCTTAGCCACGGCGGCACCGTTAATCACTGAAGTCTGTACAGAAATATTCTGAATTGACTTTAATGACTCTAATTGCGCTTTGACTGCCGTTGTATCTTTTTTGGCAGCATCCAACCATACTTCCTTCGTATCCTTCTGGATTTTACCATCTGTGATGGCGTTATCAACGACTGTCTCAGCGAGGCTATCGTTAAGTGTTGCATACTCTGTACGCATTTCTTCCAGGTCGCTCTGAAGTTTAGAAATTTCTGCATCTTTTGCAGCCACTTCTTCCGTGTTTGTTTGTATGACATTTTCAAGTTCAGTTATGCTGTCGAGAACAATATCCTCAGTTACCTCACCTGTCAACTTGAAATGGTCTTTTAACTTTTTCATTTCGTTATTTTTGTTTAACAAATTATTATAAACATTATATAAATCACCAACCGAGAGTTCTTTTACATTCTCAACAGCGGCTACGTCAGTAGTTACAATTTCATCAATCAGCCCAACGGCTAACATCTCATCTGCATCAAAAAAGGTTTCTTTATTCATTAAAGCCTCAATCTGGGCTTCCGTTTTATTAGCCCTGCGACTAAGAATCATTTTTAGCTTATCTGCTACAATATCCAGTAACTTATCTCCTGCACCTGAAGGCATATGGATCATACCGACAGCAAAATCATTTGCAGTACGCCTTTTACCAAACTGAGCAATAACACCGCCCATAGAGGCAGCAAGGCCCACAATATGTGTATCCGCTTCATAATCAATAATTGCTTGTATAATACTATATCCTCCAAAAACATTACCGCCCGGGCTATTAATATACACCTTTATATTTCTACCAAGGCTATTATGCCATTTCATTTCCTGTGTGAAATATTCAGCACTCACGTCAGGTGAACCTATCTCACCGTATAGCATCATCGTTGCCACATTACTGTCTATTGCATTTGTGTATTTAGTATTCATAATTATAAATTTATAGCGTAAGTCACCGTTACGTATCCCCTTGTTCCATTAGCTGAAAAATTAGCTGAATCAAAGTACCCACTCGTAATTCTATTTAAGTTTATAACAAAACCGTTATCTACGCCATCATTGGCAATTACCTCTATATACCCATACTCAGTACCCCCGCTGGCAGGTCTTTCAAGGTTGACAAAATGCTGAGAGGTAGTGCCATCTTGCTTAACCCAACAGTGCATATTTACTATTTTAAGTTTACTGGCAATATCCCTACTGGAATCATATGTGATACTTATAGGATAGACTGCATCTGTGTCCATATCCCAATCAGTTATAATATACCTTCTGGTAAGAGTATCCCCCGTTAAAGATGCAAGGATGTTATCCAGTGTTGGCCTCCATACAACTGTATTACTGTCTACAACAATACGCACCCCTCCTGTCAGCCCTACAGATGTAGACACTGCAGTACTAATAGTGGTAGAATAATCCTTCACCCCTGCATCGGCAAATGTTTTTTGTTCCACAACAGGCGTATCCGGATTTAAATAAATGGAAAGGGTTGTGCTAATCCCCGTGGCACCCGCATAACGAGCTATACCCACCGTAGGATGAAATAGTATACCAGCACTTACGTCATATAAATTACCACCTTGCGGTGTAACTTCACATCCTGAAAGTATTATACCCCCAACACCACTTGTTGTACCACGCAGGTAAAGACTCCCATGTAACAACTCAAATAAACTCTCCATGGCATCCCAAACCTCCTTGGTCAGAATTTCAGATACAGTCTCGGTAGCAAAAATAGGAGCACCACCCGCTGGTAAAGGATCAATTATCTTTTTCATATCAGTATATCACTACTTTATACGTTGTGCCAACAGGTTTTAGTATCTCCACCTGTTGCTCTAATCTATCTAAATTTTCAACCGGAGTAGAATAAATAGATGGTATTTTCACTATTATATCCGCTGCTGCAGGTTGTATCGCTTCTGCTTCATTGTACAAGTAAATGGTAGTTCCCTCCACTTCATTGTAAATAAAGGTATCCGTTGCCTCAACCTCATTATAAGCATACAGGGTCGTTCCTTCATCCCGTGCTGTTTCCACAATAATAAAGGGAGCAATTGTTATTCTAAACAAGAAGTTCAACCCTCCCTGCATTACCATCTTTTGGCCTGTTAAATGACCAATAACATACTGGTCATAAATATACGCCCAATCAGCGTCCATAAGTGAATCCAGCGGCTTGACCAAGGAATGCCCCCAATCCACAATGCTGTTACTGCGCACCACTGGCGGGGTCATCATTATGACCTGCTTCCTAAAATCTATCTGTCCATATTCACTAGCTGCTGGCATTAACTTCCTGTTTCTGGTTTCATTGTTAACGAATCATCCAACGTGTGCCCTGAATCATCTTCACTTATAATATATCCTGCTACGGTTGGCCACGATCCTTGAAAATCTACAGGGGTCGCACTTCCGTAAACGGTATTCACATCTCTTGCTGTAATGGCTGTATATACCACACGGGTTACCCCTGTCACAGCCTGAATGGCATCTGTTAGTTTTATGATAAAAACAGTACCATTGAAGTTTACCTCCTGGAAAGTAGCAAAGAAAGTATCAATTGCTGTAATAGTTGCTGCTTTAACAGTAGCC